GAGTTCACGCCCGAGGACGTGAGCCAGCTGTGGAACCTGCAGGTGCCGGTCGCCTGCGCGGCGTACCGGATGAAGCGCCCCGACAGCGTGCTCTCGGCGTGGATCGACGGCGAGCTCGTGACCGATCTGGAGCGCTACACCGAGCCCGTCGCCTGCACCTACGCCGGCACCGGCTTTCTCATGATCGACCGCGAGGTGCTCGCGCAGATGCGCGATGCATGGCCGGAGATCGAGTACGAGGAGAGCGTCGGCACGACCTGGAACTTCTTCGACCCGCACGTCGACCTGAAACAGAAGGTGCTGCTCTCCGAGGACTACGCCTTCTGCAAGCGGTGCACGGAGCTCGGGATCCCGATCATCCTCCACCCGGGCATCCGCCTCGGGCACTGGGGCAGCTATCGTTACGGCTGATGCCGCTCGAGTCCCTCGGGTTCAACCTGGAGCGGTGCCCGGCGAAACACTTCCGGCGCTACGGTGGACGCAAGCTCATCATCGCCGGCAGCGCCAGGTGCGTGTGGGACGATCTGCGCGCCATGGGGCTTGCGCACGCCGACCGGGCGAGCTTCCCGTGGGAGGTGATGGTGCTCAACGATCTCATCATGCACATCCCCTGGCCGGCGCAACACGCCTACTCGAACGACCACAAGATGTTGCCGCGCTGGCTCGCGGCGCGACGGCCGGATCTCGCGCGCGACAAGCCCCTCGGCGGCGTCCATACGTGCTCCATCGGCCCGAACGACATGAACGTGTGGCCGTGGTCGGGGCAGGGCACGAGCGGCCTCAACGCGGTGCTGACGGGGCTCGCGATGGGCTACGACCGCATCGTGCTCTGCGGCATCCCGCTCGACGACGAGGGCCACTACTTCGACGCCCCGTGGGTGCGCTCGCGGTTCACCCAGGAGATCAGGGAAGGCCACGAAAACCCGCAGTGGCCGCGGTACTGGGACCGCTTCGCGCGCAAGTGCTTCGACAACAAGGTCCGCTCGATGAGCGGGCGCACCCGCGACATGCTTGGGGGCCCCGGTGACTGACCGCACCCAGCAGATCGACCAGTTGATCGACACCCTGAAGGTGCTCGGCAGGACCGCGCGCATCTACGGCTACACGCCCTACGGTCACCCCGACACGTTCGAGATCCCCGACTGGACGAAAAAGCCGTGGCAACTCGACTTTCACAACGCCGGCGCGACGAACAAGGAGCGCATGCTCGCCTGCGCGAACGGGGTGGGCAAGAGCATCTGCGGCGCCGCCGAGATCGCCATCCACGCGCTCGGCGACTACCCCGACTGGTGGGAGGGGTGGCGCTTCGAGAAGGCGCCGAGCATCTGGATCGGCTCCATCTCGAACGAGTTGCAGCGCTCCTCGACGCAGGGCCTGCTGCTCGGCCCGGACCTCGAGGCGGGCCTCGGCACCGGCTTCATTCCGAAGGACCGGCTCGCGATGAAGCCGCGCACGCGCCAGGCGGCGATCTCCGGGGTGTGCGACAACTTCACAGTCCTGCACGCATCGGGCGAGTACTCGCACATCCAGTACAAGACCTACGAGCAGGGGTGGCGAAAGTGGCAGGCCGCCGCGCCCAACATCGTGTGGCTCGACGAGGAGCCAGACGAGAACGAGGTGAACCAGCGGCCCATCTTCTCCGAGGTGCAGACCCGCCTCGTGCGCTCCGGCGGGATCCTGCTCGTCACGTACACGCCGCTGCTCGGAATGACGCAGTTGACGCGCCACTTCATGGAGCCGAAGAGCCCGGGGATCTGGTACATGGGCGCGACCTGGGAGGACGCGCCGCACTTGGAGGAGGAGGACAAGAAGCGGTTGCGGGCGACCTACCCGGCGCACGAGTCCGAGGCGCGCACGATGGGCCTGCCGATGATGGGCGAGGGCCGCATCTTCGTCACGCCCGAGGAGGAGATCCTCGTCCCGGACCGCCGCGAGATCCCCCCGTACTGGGCGCGGATCAAGGGCCTCGACTTCAGCCACGGCGGCGACCACCCGCTCGCGCACGTCGAGCTCGCGCACGATCGGGACGCCGACGTCATCTACCTCATCCGCTGCTGGCGCCGGGCGCGCACCGACATCGAGGAGCACGCCGCCGCGGTCAACGAGTTCGACCCGTGGGTGCCGGTGGCGTGGCCGCACGACGGGCACCGGCGGGAGGGCTCGAACAAGATCGCCGCCGCCCGGCTGAAAGACCACTACCGCGATTGCGGCGTGCGGATGCTCTCGAAGTCGGCGCGCTACAAGAACGACGAGGGCGGCCCGCAACCGGTGTGGCCCATCATCGAGCGCCTGCAGGCCCGCGAGCAGAACGGCGGCTTCAAGGTGTTCGCGAGCGCGCGCGAGTACCTCGAGGAGCGCCGCAACTACCACACGAAGGAAGGCAAGGTGGTCGCGGTGCGAGACGATCTCCTCAAGGCCTGTTTCTACGCGCTGATGATGTTGCGCTATGCTGTAAGCCACAGCGGTCGCCGGCACGCGGCCCAGACGGCCCCGAGGGCCCCGGTGTTCACGACGAGGATCTGATGAAGAAGATCCGCAACCTCACGTCTCCCGCGGCGCTGGAGGCGTTCCACGCCGCGAAGGGGCTGCGCCCCATCGGGCGCTGGGTCTTCGAGGGCCTCGGGGCCGTCCGGGTGGCCTGCTGCGAGGTGACGGCGGTGGAGGCGGCGAGGATGCCGTGGCGCCAGCCGACCACCGGCCTCAAGCTCACGAAGCGCGAGGAGTGGCCCGGCGGCTTCTGGCAGTACTACTGGTCGGCCGAGCGCGGCGTCTCGATCGGGCGCATCGTCGAATTCCCCCGCAACCCGCCCGACGCGACGGCGAACGAGGCTCAGAAGCGCCGCCTCGAGTTGACGCTCGAGGACGCGAAGAACATGCTCCGGGCGCTTCGCCGCGCCGACCCGCGCCGCGTCCACCACGCCACCACAGAGGCCGCCAATGCCGGCTGAGACGGTCACCCGCGAGGACACCTCCACCCGGCTGCGCAAGCGCCGTCGCTTCGACAAGCGCGACTGGAAGTCCATCGCGGAGTACATCCTGCAGGAGTGGAAGGACCGCTCGAGGCGGCGCGGCGACCGCGAGAAGCACTGGAAGGAGATCGACCGCCAGGTCGCGATGATCCCGCCCGAGCAGAAGTCGGGGCGCTCCGGCCAGCAGCCCGCGCCGCAGTGGTTGCCCGAGTTCGAGCTCCCCCTCCAGGCCCAGACGCTCGAGGTGCTGACCGCCGACGACCGGCGGATGATGTTCCCGCGAAACGCCCCCTGGTTTGTCTCGCACGCCGAGATGACCGAGCAGGGGATCCGGGACTTCAACCAGTACGTCAACCCGACGGGCAAGGAGACCGACGCGCAGACGCACTCCACGCAACTCGACCTCGACAGCGTGGTGACCGGCCTGCAGATGACCTGGCAGTCGCGCTACGACTTCCGCGGCAACGTGACCCGGATCGCCGGCGAGCGCTACAAGTACGGCGACGGGGTCGGACGGGTCGTGCCGGTGACGAAGCGCATCGTTCGCACCGGTGCGCGCGGCATGGAGGCAACGAACCTCGTCTTCCCGGCGCTGCTGCCGCGGACCATCAAGCAGACCTACCTCGACGACCATTCGGTCGCGATCATGCACGAGGGGCACTACCTGTCCGGCGGCATCATCTTCGCGACCTCGAAGCGCTACGAGGATCTGGTGATCGCGGCGAAGAAGGGGGAGTCCGACCCGAACAAGGACGACGGCGGCTGGATGCCCTCGGCGCTCGGGCGCCTCAAGCCCGACGAGAAGGGCTTCATCGACGTGATCGAGTACGAGGGCGATCTGGTGATCCCCCGCTCGACCACCGACTCGATGGTGCTGCGCGGCGTGGTGGTGAGCGTCGCGGTCGCGAAGGCGGGGTCCGAGTTCGTGCAGGGCGACACCACCGGGGTTTTCCGCTTCCGGTGGCGCCAGGACGCCTTCAACTCCTACATCCACTTCCCGTGCTTCTACGAGGAGGACGTGACCGGCGCGTACTCGTCCTCGCCGCTGATGAAGGGCCGCCCGCTCGCGGCCATCGCGCGCGACACCATGTCGAGAGCGATGGAGGCGGCGGCGCTGAACACCCAGCCGCCGGTGTCCTACGACCCGGACGACCCGCACATGCAGGCGACTGGCGGGCCACAGCTCTACCCCAACGCGACCATCCCGTCCGCGACCGGCATCAACGTCCACAACGAAATCGGCAGCGTGTCGGACATGTGGCAGATGTACGTCGGCGTGCTCGCGCAGTACGCGGACGTGACCGGCATCAACGCGGCGCGGCTTGGCGCGCAGACCATCTCGCACACCACCGCGTTCGCGAAGGACGCGGAGCTCACCCGCGCCTCGGTGCGTACCGTCGACCACGTCGGCGAGGCCCTCGACGGGCCGCTCCAGCAGTTCCTCGACTACTCGTGGATGCTCGGGCGCCGGGTGTTTCGCAAGCAGGCGTGCTACGTCCAGCCGTTCGGCGGGTACGTGGACGTCGAGTCGAAGAAGGCGCTGCCCGAGCGGGTCGTGTGGGAGACCCACGGCTCGGGCACGCCGGCCGAGGAGGCGGCGAAGCTGCAGCAGCGCATAGCCGCCGTCCAGCAGGCGATCCAGGTCGAGGTGATGCGCCTACAAGTGGGCATGGAGCCGAAGCTCAACCTCGACGAGATCCAGAAGAGCATCCTCCGGGAGGGTGGATTCACCGATGTCGACGCTTTCCTCAGCAGCCCAGGCGGCGCTCGCGCGCCTGCGATCGGACCCGGCGTTCCCGGAGGTTCTGGAGCACCTGCGCCCGGAGGTGGATCACCGATTGCGCTGGTCGGAGGGGCGTAACGGGGAGCTCCCCGAGGCCGAGGACACCAAGCACGCCCGATGGGCTTTCCTGTCGGGAAGGCTTGACCAGCACGACCGAGTCGTGCGTACACTGAAACTAGAGGGATACGAATAGTGGCAGACGAAAGTACCGAGGGCGCAGTCACCAAACCGGAGCCAGGGGCAGACGGTGCGGCAGATGCGACCGCTCGCGACAAGTCTCTCGACGAACTCCTGGGCGAGTTCGAGAGCGACGACACGGGGTCGTCCGGTGACGGGCAACCCGGCAATGGGAGTGCCGCGGCGGGGGCAGTCGACCCGAAGCGGCTCGAGGCACTCGAACGCAAGATCGCCGAGGGCGAATATCGCACCTCGATGGGCGAGGCCATCGGCCTCATCCGCGGCGACTTGCCGGCCGATGTCGTCGCTGACGACGAGGTCGAGGACTTCATCGAGGGTCTCGGTCGACGCGACGAGCGGTTCCGGCAGGCGTGGAACAACCGTGGCTCGAACCCCGACGGTTTTCGCAAGGTCCTGCAGGCGGCGAGCAAGGAGTTCGCTCGTCGTGCGCGGGTCGCAGCGGATGCCGACGACCGGGATGCCGTGACCCAGGCGGTCCTCAACGCAGGCGGAAGAGGGGCCTCGGCCGACCGGGAGCCCGACTTCGCGCGGATGAGCGATCGTGAGCTCGAAGACACGAAGATGAAGCTCAACGCAGCGGAGCGGCGCGCACGGCGGGGCTAGGGCCACCTCGAGCATCTGAGAGAACACAGCCATGGCACTCACCGTTTCCGCGACCGACTCGGAAGTCACGAAGCCGGTCAACACCATCTTCCAGCAGACGCTGCTGCGGCGTGCGCGCCGTCGCGCGCCCTACTTCATCGGATCGCGTCCGGGCGAGATCGAGCGCCGGCGCGGCACGGCGACCTGCACCTGGCGCCGGTACGCCAACCTCTTGGCGTCGACCACGGCGCTGTCCGAGCTCACCGGCAACGCCTCCTACGGGCAGGGCCGCACGCCGGCAACGCTCTCGGTCACCGACGTGACCGCGACGATGAGCAAGTACGGCAACTTCATCATCGAGAACGAGGAGGTGGACGTCTTCACCTACAACGCTCACGGTGACGAGGTCATGGGCGTGATGGGCGAGAACGCCGGTCACTCGCTCAACATCCTGCAGCGCAACCTCATCGAGGACAACGCGACGGCGGTCTACTCGTCGAACGCGGCCTCGGCGGGTGCGGTCATCGCGACGCTCGCGGCGACCGATCTGCAGGTCGCGCTCAACGCGCTCGACGAGAACTCGGCCGAGCCGTTCGCGCCGATGACCACGGGCTCGCAGAACGTCGGCACCTCGCCGATCCTCCCCGCTTTCTGGGGGATCTGCCACCCGGATCTGGCGCGCGACATCGCGGTCAACATCACCGGCTTCACCTCGGTCGAGAAGTACGCCGGCCAGGTGGACGTGGTGTCGGGCGAGTTCGGCGCCTACGGGCTCGCGGGCGTCGGCATCCGGTTCGTCTCGACGCCGCTCGGCGGCATCGACACCGGCGCCGGTGCTTCGGTCACGTCGCAGGACGTGTACGCCACCTCCGGCAGCGCGGACGTCTACAACCTCGTCATCCTCGGTCGCGACGCGATCGGCTCGGTCGGCCTCGGGGAGATGTACCCCGACGGGGTCTACCGCGCCGGCGACGACCTCGGGCCGGTGGAGATCATCGCGCACGGCCTCGGGTCGGGCGGCACCTCCGATCCCTACTCGGAGGTCGCGACGGTCGCCTGGAAGGCGTGGTGGACCGGCGCGGTCCTCAACGGCGACTGGGCCCGCGTGATCCGCACCGCGGCGACCAACATCAACAACTAGGCCCTCGGGCCGGGGAGGGGCCTCGCGCCCCTCCTTTCACTTCGGGACGCCCATGAGGCAGCTCTACGAGTTCTGCACGCCCTCGGCGAGCGACGTGGTCGAGCACATGCGCCGGGACCACATCTCGCGGGTGCTGACGAGGCACAACATCCCCCACAAGCCCGACGCGCCGAAGACGGCGCTCGCGGCGATACTGCGGGGCTCGGGCATCGACCCGACCGCCCCGGCCCCGGACGGGGAAAGCATCATCGAGTGGGTGCCGATCAAGCAGTACGACGATCGCGGCCGGGAGATCGGGGTGACGTTCTTCCCCGCCGAGCACCAACCCGAGAGTGCACGCCTCGGGATCGACTCGGGCGCGGCGCTCGCGCGCGCGGTCGAGGCGCGGGCACGCGAGGAAGACGACGCGCTCGCGAAGGAGAATGCGGCGCTGCGCGCGACCAACGACGCGCTCGAGGCCCGGCTCGCGGCGCTCGAGGAGCGGATCATGGGTGTGCCGGGGGCCGCCCCGCCGCCGCCGCCCGAGCCCGAACCGGAGCCCGCCCCCGCGATGCGGTCCCCGGAGTCGAACGAGATCCCGCTCGAGCAGTTGAACATGGCGCAGCTGTGGAAGCGCTACCGCGAGAGCGACGCGACGGGCTGCGCCTTCGGGACGAAGAAGATCGATCTGGTGGCGGCCATCCGAGAGGCGATGAGCGATGACGACCCTGCTCACCGGGGTGAATGACGTCCTGCGCGACGTGGGCGTCGTCCACGGGACGTCGGGCGCGCTTGCGAGCCTGAGCGACGGCGCGCGCCAGGGCTACATCGACAACGCCGTGACGGCGCTCAACCGGGCGCTCGAGGATGCGTACTCGCTGACCGGCCGGCAACTGCCGCAGCAGACCGCGACGAGCACGGTGACGCTGGTCACCGACGACCGCGACTACGCGCTCGCCTCGGATCTGGCGGTGCTGCTGTGGCCGCTCACCGATGAGACCAACGGGCACCGCATCTACCAGTACCCGGGCGAGGATCCGTACTGGGAGATGCGCCGCGCGCAGCGCCAGCCCGGCAACTGGACGGGACGCCCGACGCACGCCGCGGTGAGCCCAGAGGACGGCGAGCTCTACATGAACCGGATCCCGCAGTCCGACGACAACGGGCTCGTGTTCACCTACCACTACGAGAAGGACGTCTCGATGTCGGCGGCGACCGACACCTTCCCCTGCACCGATCCGGCGTACCGAGCGGTGGTGCAGGCGGCGAGCGAGGAGTGGAAGCGCCTTCGCCGTCGCGACTACGACGAGAAGGCGTACCGCGACGGGCTCGCGCGGGCGGCGCGGCTGATGCGCCAGGTGCCGATGTCCGAGACCTGGGGACCGCGGCGCTGGCCTGGCCCGGACAACACCGACGGGATCCCCGACCCGTTCCGGTCGCAGTAACGCATGCCAACGCCTGCGCGCACCCGGCGCGACACCCGCCCGCGCAGCGAGGGACCGGAAGACCACGTCGTCAACATCCGCTTTGGCGGCGGGGTGCACTCCAGGTCGAGCGAGCGCGACATCCACCCGCGCGAATGCACCACCGGTGAGAACTTCCTGCTCGGCCTGAACGGCAGCGAGCTCAAGCCGCGCGAGCACTTCGACCTGCTCGGGAAGGTGCCGAACGGCGGGCAGATCAACGGGTTCGTGTCGCTTCGCACCGGGGCGGGCACGGTGTCGATGCTCGTGCAGGCCGGCACCGTGGTCTACAAGTGGGACGGGTCGAACTTCACCGAGATCCTGACCGGCCTGAGCGCCAACGCGCGACTTCACGGCGGGCGGGAATCGACGTGGGGCCTGAGCGACGTCGTGCTGGTCGCGGACACGGCGCTCGCGGAGGTGGTGAAGGTATGGGACGGCACGACGCTCGCCGACGTCGCGTTCGTCAAAGAGGATCTCTCCACCTCGATCACGCTCTACGCGAAGTACATCCACGTCGACGAGGAGCGCGCGCTTTTCGCGAACGTGAAAAGCGGAAGCGAAACGGGGCATCTGCTCGTCGGCAGCGCGCTCGGCGACTACACCATCGTCTCGGTGGCGCAGCGCCCTTCGTCTTCGCTCGGTGCGTCCGACCCGTGGTATCTGGTCGCGCCCGACAACCGGGCGATCAACGGCCTGACCACGGTGTTCGGCGTGATCGCGCTGTCGACGATCAACGGCGACTTCTTCAAGCTCTCGGGCAACGACGCGACCGACTTCAAGCTCGCGAGCCTCTTCCACGGCTCCGGCGCGCTCGGCACGCACTCGGTTGCCTGGATCGGGAACGACGTCATGTACGGGCGCGACGGGCGGATCGAGCGACTCGTCGACACCGACCGCTTCGGCGACACCGACGCGAACGACGCAAGCCTGCCCATCAACAACCAGCTGTCTGGCTACAACGACTGGAACATCCGGTACAACCAGCGGCTTCAGCGCGTCTACTGTCACCCAGTCGGGCAAAACGAGGTGTGGGTCTACTTCAAGACCATCGCCGACGCCGATCAGGATCGGGTGAGTCCGTGGAGCAAGTACACGACGACGCACGCCTCGCAGATGAACCCGACGGCGATGGCGTCGTGCTTCGACCCCTCCGACGGGCTCGAGTACGTGTTCTTCGGCGACGATGACGGCAACGTCTATCGCATGGAAGGCACGGCGACCGGGGACGGCGACGGCGCGCAGAACATGCAAACCGTCTTCGAGTCCGGGCTCGTCGAAATGCCGATCGGGGATGCGTTTCGCCTCGAGGGGCACCTCGGCTACCGCGGCGGCGGTGACGCGACGGTCACCCTCGAGTTCCTGGCGGCGGGGCAATCAGTGTTCAACGAGACCATCACGGTCTCCATCAGCGACGTGTCGAGGACATATGTCTACGGCGGCAGCAGGTACTACGGAGGCGGGGACGCCCCGGCGTACTACGGGAACACGTTCGAGGGGCGGCTCACCCGCTTCCCCATCGACGTCCCCGGCCAGTACGAAGCGTTCCAGGTCCGGGTCACGGTCGAAAGCGTCGACCGCGTCACCCTCACCGACATCGGCCTCCGACTCGAAGCCGTCGACCCGTAGGCGGGTCGGGCTTCGCAAGGTACTCGACCGCGAGCCGCGGCTTCGCCCGGTGAGCTCGTCCGATCTCCCGTGGCTGTGGGCCTCGTATCGTCGCGGTGATTGGCCGGAGACGCTGCTCGCGGGCGGTGTCGAGCAGGGCGAGTTCCGCGCCGCGGTGGAGCGTCTGGTGGCCGCGTTCGCAGTCTTCGAGTTGCTGGTCGCGCCGACCGCGGAGGGCAGCACGCCGCTCGGCCCCGTGGGCGTGGCGCTCGGGCACGCATCGGACCACCGCATCGAGGCGCACTTCCTGTGGTTCGACTGGGCGACCGCGCGCAACCGGCTCGAGTGCGGGGTGAAGTTCTTCCGGCTCGCGGCCGACGAGCACATCGCCATCGTGTACGCCGAGGAGAGCGACGAGGGCTACTTCGACCGGGTCTGCCGCTACGGGTCGCTGAAGCGGCGGGCGACGGTGCCCGGTTTCTTTTCGCGGTCGCGACCGGCTATCTTGTATACGACCAGGACGCGAGACACATGAGCATCTCGACACTCAGCCCCGGCAACAAGAGCCTGCTCAAGGCCGGCGCGCGGATCGGTGCGAACCTGCTGATCCCGAAGCTTCTCGGCTCGGGCGATCCCATCAGCGCCCTGCAGGACTACAAGCCGCTGCTCGCGGCCGGCGGCGGGCTCACGTCGAGCCTGCGCAACAACACCATCAGCGCAGGCGCAACGCCCGCGCGCCGCTCGGCGGTGGCGGGGCTCGGCGACATCTACTCGAGCTACGCCGGCGAGCTTTCCGCGCTGCTGCCGCAGGTTGCCATCGGCACTTCGGACCTTCGCAAGGCCGCCCTGAACGCCGTGGAGAACGCCCGCGCGCGGTCGCGCTCCGACCTGCGCGGCGACATGGAGCGGCGCCGTCTCGGTGGCTCCTCGTTCGCCGCCGACACCCTGAGCCGCAGCGATGCCGAGTTCTCCCAGATCGCCGCCGAGGTCGAGTCCTCGGCGTTCCTGAAGGAATTCGAGATGGCGACCAAGGTGATGGAGCAGCGCACCGCCGCCGAGCTCCAGGCGCTGCAGGTCTTCCTCGACGAGTCGAACCTCGAAGCCGACTTCGCGCTCAAGCTCGTGCAGAGCGCGCAGGGGATCCTCGGGCAGAACCAGCAGACGCTCGCCACCCTGCTCGCGCAGGACCAGGCAGGCCAGGGCGCCTTCGCCCGCGACCTCATCGACGAGGTGTTCGGCGTGAGCCGCGATGCCGCCGGCAACATCCTATCCGGCGCCGGCGCCGCCTCGAGCCTGTTCTCCGGGGCGGGGCTGTTCCCGGACAGCGCCGGCCTCGGGCTGACGCTTGCGCGCGAGGGAGGGGCGGCCGCCGGCCTCGACTTCGCCGGCAGCGCCGGCCTCGACTTCGGCCTCAGCGCGGGGGTTCCCGAGACCGGACTGACGGCGGGGATCGGCGGGTCGCAACTGCTCGGCGCGGCCGGCGCCATCGGCGTGCCGCTCGCGGTCATGGCCGCAGCCGGCGGCTTCTCGCCGGGCGGCGTGCTCGGGCCCGAGTCCGCGCAGATGAGGTTCTCGAACAGCGTCATCAACACGATCAACGCGGCGGTGCCTTTCGGCTCGACCGGCAAGGTCACGGTCCCGGTCGGCGGTCGCAACCAGACCATCAGCGTGGTCAACCAGCCCATCAGCGACGGCGGCTCGCCGAAGTTCCCGCTCGCGGACGGCTCGGGGCGGTATCTGGAGGTCGACCCGATGCAGGGCGTGACCCGGATCATCGGCGGCGCGGCGGCGAAGAAGAAGGTGGAGTTCGCGAAGAAGGCCACCGCGGTGGCCGCCTCGCCGGGCACCATGAGCCTGTCGCCGGAGCACATCGCGGGGATGAAGCGCATGCAGACGTTCCAGCCGGTGGACAACTAGATGGCACTCAGCGGATTCTTCGCGAAGGGCGACGTCGCGCAGGGCAACTTCAACCGCGAGCTCGGGCAGCGTGCGCTCGAGGCGCGGCAGACCCACGAGCGCGGCATGCGCGGCCTCGACCTCGAAGAGAGGACGATCAAGGGAGCGGAGGCGGGCGCCGCCTCGGAGGCGATCAGCGACCTCGTCACGAACACGCTGAAGGAAGTCGATGCCATGCTGCCCGACGTGGTGGCGCGGGCCGGGCCCAACGCGACCGCGGAAGAGGTCGAGGCCACGGCAACGCAGTGGGTGCGCTCGTGGTATCCCGCCATCCGCCCGACGGTTGCCGCAGCTGACCCCGCGCTCGCGAAGCGGCTCGATGCCGCAATGGTGCAGCGCCTCGGCGCGGTGGTGCCGGGTGCGACCGCCCTCGAGACGCGCGGCGCAGAGGCGCGCACGACGGCCAAGCAGACCGCCGTCGGAAGCGCGCAAGGGGCGCTGACGCCGGAAGCGCAGGCGGTGGCGGAAGCGGAATCTGCCCGGAAGATCGCCGACGCTCGAGGTGTCGCGAGGGCGACTGCGCTCGGGGAAGCCGACGCCGAGAAGATCCTGTCGCCCGGCGGCTCGACGCCGGCCGTTCACATCGACAACCCCCGGTGGAAAGAGCAGGCGCTCACCGTCATCGGACGTAAGATTGCCGGGTCGTCGAGCGGGTGGCTCGGGATCACGCCGGAAGAGCAGTGGACGTATGCGATGGCCTACCACCAGATGACGACCCCGCAGATCGTCGCGGGGCCGAACGGTCAGAAGATCCTCGCCGATCCGACGCCCTTGCCGCTCGACTTCCCGCGGCCCGGACGCCCGCTCGACGAGCGCGACCCGGACGTCCAGCGCATGCTTTCCTTGCAGGCCAACCTGCAGGCGCGCGCACGCGACCCGGAGAACGCGCCGAAGGTGAGCGAGGCAGACCAGCTCGAGTACGTCGGACTGCTCAGCAAGGTGCGCCGGAAGTACGAGGCCGACGCCGCGAAGGCCCCTCGCGCGGGCGCGACGACTGGCGCTGCGTCCGGGGAGATCATGCCGCGAACGCTGTCCCCGGAAGGCGGCGGCCGGTATGCACAGGTGGTGACGGGAACCAGCATCGCGGACGAGCTTCGCAGCGGGTTTCTCGGAGAGGGGGGCGAGGTCGATGTCGACACCTACCTCCTTGCGTGGACGGGCGGCACTGACATTCCTTTCATGGGGAAGGGGGTCCCGTGGACCGAGGGCCGAAATCTCCGCACGCTGTTCGAGATGGTCGCGGCCGACAAGCTGCGAATCGAGACCGGCGCGCAGGCGAACGCCGAGGAGATCAGGTCGGTTGTCGACCGCTACATGCCCCGCCTGGGCGACAACGAGCAGGGCATCAAGCGCAAGCTCGATGCGCTGGTCGAGTTCTTCGAGACTGCGTATAGCGCGATCGACCCGAAGGGGTTCGCGAAGATGCGCGGACGCGCCGACCGCGACCCCGGAGAGATCATCGGGTACGTGACCGACCCGGAGACGAAGCGCCCGGTCACTCTTTACACCCGGGCCGGCGTGCAGCCGTCTCGGCCGCCGCCGGAGTTTCAGGGGTACGAGTTCCTCGGCCTGGCGCGTGAGCCGGGCGGGCCGGAGCTTCACATGTTCGCCGGCCCCGACGGCGACATCATCGGGGTTGGGCCCTGATGGCAACGGTGCGCCGCTTCGAGGGTGCCGCCGGGCCCACCGCCGACGCGGGCAGCGGCAAGGTGCGTCGCTTCGGCGGCGGCTCCAAGCCGGCGGCGGTCGACGCGCCGTTTCACGTCCGAGGGCTTGCCTCAATCCCCGAGAGCCCGGAAGGGAAGAAGGGATACCTCGAGACGGTGTTCGGCGCGGGGAACGTGCACGTCATGGCAGACGGCGAGATCCTCGTGCGGACGCCCGAGACGATGAAGTCGTCCCCGGACGTGAGCGGCTGGACCGCGTTCGACCCGTCCTCGTTCGACGACATCGGCGTGGATCTCACGGCGGATCTGGTCGGCCCGGCGATCTCCGCGGCGCCCTCCATCGCGACCGCCATGACGCTCCCGCTGCTCGAAATGCACCCGGCTGGCGCGGCGGCGACGGCGGCGGTGGGCAACGTGCTGCGGCAGGGTGCTGCTGCTGCCCTGGTGCCCGGGACGAGCCTCGGAGACCGGAGCGTAGAGGATCGCGTAGCCAGTGTTGCCATCGATGCGGCGCTCGGCGGCGCCGGCCAGAAGATCATCAACATGGGCGCGACGGTGTTTGACGCGCTTCGCCCGCGCAACATCGTGGGCGGCCAGATCCGAAAGCACACCTCCACCGCAACGGCGCGGCGCGGCGAGCGCCTGCAGAAGGACACCGGGATCCAGATGCGCTTGGGCGACATCACCGAATCCACCATGGTGCGCCAAGCCGAGGGCGTGTCCGAGCGCTCCATCTCGGCGGCAGACAAGTTCGTCGAGGCCGACACTCGGTCGCTGCGTGCGGCGATGCGGCGCATTCAGCAGATCAGCGCTCGTGTGGGGACGCGGTTCGGTAAAGGTGGTGCCGGAATGAAGATCACCGGCGCGGTGGAAACGGCGCTCGATTCGGCGAACAAGCTTCGCCAGACGCAGGCCACCTTGGACTTCGGTCTGGTCGACGATCTGTCCAAGGGTGGCGGCATCATCCCGGTCGACACCCTGCTTGCGAAGATGGACGAGATCATCGAAAGCGTGAGCACCATCGAGGGTGCTGCCGGGGATGCGACCGAGCGGTTTCTGCGCCAGGTGAAGGCGATGCGCAAGGCGCTGTCGGCTCGCACCAGGGAAGCCCAGGTTGCCGACGGGCTCGAGCTCACCGTCGAGGCGACGGGCGGCGCCCCGGCGCTGACCGGCACCGAGGTGAAGCGCCTGCTGTCGATCTACGGCAACGCGATGGGCGGCAAGGCCGATCTGCTGAAGGACGCCCCGAGGGCGCAGCAGAAGAAGCTCGCGGGCGATCTGTGGCGCGCCTTGCAGGACGATGTGGACGCCGCCGTCGACGCGGGCGGCGGCACCATGCGCGCCGAGGTCGCCGCGGCGCTGAAGCACGCACGGGACAACTACAAGGCGAACTCGGCCGCGATGGACGAGATCCGCGACTCGGTACTCGGCAAGCTCGTCGGCAAGGACATGAGCCCCGAGAAGCTCACCGACGCCATCGTGAGTCTCGACCCGACCGACGCGGCAACCACCTTCGCGTTGATTGACCGTCTGGATTCGGGTCTCGCGAACGATGTGCGCCGCCAGGTCGTCGAGAAAGCGTTCACCGCCGGCAGGGACATTGCCGTCACGGCGCAGGGCGGCATCAAGCGCGCCCGGTTCAGCCCCGCAAACTTCGTGAAGGCGCTGCCGTCGGTGAAGCACATGAAGGCGATGGGGTTTCGCGGCGAGGACATCGCGGAACTGCACAAGGTCGGTGCCGTGCTGTCTCGAATGGCGGAACGCCCGATGGCGGGCTCACCCACCGGCCCGATCTTGATGGCGATGAACGTGCTGCGCGCCGCGTTCGCGTTCACGCCGCTCGCCGGCATACAGGCGGCGGCGACGGTCCTGACCCCGGTGAAGATCGCCGACATCGCGCTCACGCAGCGGGGGCGCCGGGCGATTCTGACGATCGCGAGCACGAGCGCGTCGAAGAAGGCCCGCACCGCGGCGTCGATCTACTTCCTGACGAGCATCGGCGCCGACTCTTTGCTCGACAACAACCCGGATGCGCCGTCGACGAAGGAGTTTCTCGCCGCAGAGCGCGCCGCCGCAGGAGCACAGTAGATGACGACCCTGACGTACACGAGCCAGTCGATCTCCGGCTACAACGACAGCCCGCCGAGCGACGACGGGGCGGCGACGGCCGCGAACGAGGTCGCCTGGTCGAAGCACAAGGACAAGCTCGCCGACCCGGTGAAGACCCTCACCGAGGCAATCAACACCGAGCTCGTCGCGTTCGCGGCGGCGCTGACGGCTGGGATCGATGTTGACGCCAGCGACAACGCCGTCATTCAGAACATGCTGCTGGCCCGGAGCCAGCCGGCGTTCCTGGCGCTTAACACCACGGCGCCCGCGAACGTGACCGGCGATGGCACGGCATATACCGTCGTGTTCGACAACGAAGTCATCGACCAGGGCTCGGATTTCGCCTCCAACACGTTCACCGCCCCCGTCGATGGTTCGTACTACCTGGCGACGGCGATCCGCTGGAGCGGCGCGGACGCCAGTGCGGACACCGTAGACGTGACGATCGTCACGTCGAATCGTTCCTACATTTATCGGCTGTCGCGCACCAACGACATTGCGGGCACATATACCGAAGCGTTCGCGGTGCTCGCCGACATGGACGCTTCGGATACCGCCACCGTCACGCTGACGGTATCCGGCGGCGCCAAGACGGTCGACGTGAGCGCCGCAATCACCTATTTTTCTGGACACCTAGTCGGGTAGAGGACGCCATGCCGCTTACCATTACCGTGACGCTTTCGGACGCGGACCTCGCCGCGCTTGAGCACGATTTGCTCGATGTCGAAGGGTGGGTCCATGCCGCGGTTCGCGGCAAGATCAACAGTTGCCGCAAACGCATGGCCCGCACGGCGCAGGCCGCGTTGATGGCGGACCCTGATGTAGCGACCATGCCGGCGGACGAGGACGGCCTGATCAACGCGCTGCGCGCGAGGGGTGGTTACAAGAACCGCGCGAAGCGCGAGGCCGAGCGCGGGTCGTGAGCGACACCCCCTGGCCCCACTTCGCCGCCGCCGAGCTTGCGTGCAAGTGCGGTCGGTGCGGGCTCGGCCACCGCCAGATGGACGACGACTTCATGGAGATGGTCGAGCGCATCCGCGAGCTGTGCGGGTTTCCGCTCCCGGTGTCGAGCGCCTATCGGTGCCCGACGCACAACGCCGCGGTCTCCTCGACCGGGCTCGATGGCCCGCACACGACGGGGCGGGCGATGGACATCCGAATCTACGGACACCGCGCCTGGTCGCTGCTCGAAGCGGCGCTCGAGGTCGGGCACTTCACCGGCATCGGTGTCGCGCAGAAGAACCGCGACCGCGGCGCCCGCTTCATCCACCTCGACGACCTGACCCCGGACGACGGCTTCCCGTCGCGCCCGTGGGTGTGGAGCTACTGACATGACAATCGCCGACCGCATCTCGTACCTCGCCGTGCTGCTCATCCTCGCCGTCTCGCTCGCCGGCTGCGCCGGCACCGCCATCGACGAGAACTTCGCCGTCAAGGAGGCGGGACAAACCTCGTTCACCTCGGAGCCCGTCATCGGCTCGGAGGGCGACGTGAAGCTCGGCCAGCGCTACACCTACCGCTCGGGCCGGGACGTCGACGAAGTCCAGCTACGGGCGACCCTGATGTGCGAGGGCGGTGCGCTCAACACCATCGAGCTCGGCGCGCAGGGCATCGTCTCCTCGACCGCCGCCGCCATCGCCGCCGACGCCACCGCGCGCGTCACCGAGGTGCTTGCCGAGCGTGACAAGGCGCTCGCGGAAACCATCACGCCGGCGGTGTCGGATGCCATCAAGGCGGCCATCCGCGCTGCGGGCGTGCCGCTGCCGTGACCCTCGCAGAGAAGTTCGCGGCCTACCCGACCGCGGGCTTCGTCTTTGGGCTGACGGTGATCGGCCCTGTGCTACAGTGGGTAGTGAACTGACGTCGTAACCGACACACGGAGACTCAGCAACATGAAGACGTTCCGCACCGTCGCCCTCGGGCTTTCCATCGGCCTCGCGCTGGCCGTCGCGCTCCCGCACGGGGTGCAGGCTGCGCGGACTCTCATCATCAACTCGAGCCTCAACTCCAACGACATCGGCAACAACTGGCAGGCGGTCGACACCGTCCTCGGCGCCCTCATCGAGGCCGGCACCGCCGTCACCTCGACGGCGGCCGAGCTCAACATCGTGGACGGCGTCACGGCCACCGCGGCCGAGTTGAACCTCGCGGCGGATCTGTCGGCGAAGTTCGAGGCGGTCACCGAGACCAATACGCTGACCGCGGCCGAGTGCGGCAAGACGATGACGTTGAACTCGACCACCGAGTTCTCCTCGACGTTGCCGGCGCTCACCGCGGGCTGCACGTTCACGTTCGTGGTGGCCGGCGCGCCGTCGGGTGACGACTACAACATCCTGTCGAACGGCGGCTCGAACATCATCGTCGCGCTCGTCAACGAGCTCGATACCGACACCGGTGACGACGGCCCGTACACGACTACCGCCGACACGGTGACGTTCGTCGACGGGACCGCGGTGCAGGGCGACTGGCTCGAATGCACGTCTGACGGTACGAACTGGTACTGCCGGGGCACCACGAATGCCGACGGCGGCATCACCTTCAGCCAGTCGTAACCGCGCCTCGTGGATCGCGGCGGGCGCTCTCGCCGCGATCCCCCTGCTGTTCATCCCCGGCTTGCGTGACGCGGCGAACCTGCCGCAGTCGGCGCTGCTCGCGGCCGGGGGCCTCGCGGCGCTCGCGGGCTTCCTCGCCTTCGGCGGCGCGGTGCGCCTTGCGCGTCACGAGGTGGTCGGCATCGCCTTCCTCGGGTGGTGCGGCTGCACCCTGCTCTGGACGCCCGACCCGCACACCGGTGCGATGACGTGGTTCCTGTGGGTCGGAGGGGCCGCGGTGTACCTGCTGCTCTCCCGTGCCCGCCTCGAGCCGCGTGCGCTGCTGCGCGGGGTGGTGGCCGGCGCGGTGCTGGTCGCGGGCGTCGGGCTCGCGCAGGTCGCGGGCCTCGACCCGGTGGTCGCGGTCGACCCCATCGGGAGCACGCTCGCGAACCGCAACCAGGCCGCGCACCTCGCCGCGGTCGGGCTTGCCGGGCTTCCCCTGCTGCCGGTCCTCGCGGCGCTCGGCGCCGGCGCGGTGCTGCTCGCCTACCTGCTCGTCGCCGGCAGCACGACCGCGTGGCTCATGGCTGCGCTCGTGCTGGTCGGGTACGGCTGGTTCGCCGCCGACCGCGAGCGGCGTCTGGTCATCCTCGGCGGGGTCGCGGTCGCACTCATGGTGCTGACCCCTCTCGCGCGGGCGCGACTCGCCGACGAGCCCCGCATCGCGATGTGGGCGAACACGGTCGCGATGTGGGCGACGGCGCCCGCCGCCGGTCTCGGGCTCGGCGGGTGGTCGGTGCGCTATCCGGCGTTCGCGCACGCCGTCGTGCCGGATGAGCACCTCACCACCACCCGACAGCCGCGCAGGGCGCACAGCGAGCCGTTGCAGCGCCTCGCCGAGACCGGGGTGGTCGGGGCCCTGCTCGCAGGCCTCGCGCTCGTCCTCGCGCCGTGGCGGGCCGACTCCCCCGAGCACCGTGCAGCGGTGCTCGGCCTTGCCGCGCTCGGTGTCGCGGCGTGCTTCTCATTCCCGCTCGAGCGTGCCTGGGCGGTCCTTTTGGCGGCGGCCCTCGCGGGCATCGCGTTCCCTCCTCCGACGCATGCTTCCCCCACGCGGTGGGTCGCCGCCATCCTTCTCGCCATCGCCGCCCTTGCCGGCGTCTACCACGCCGCGAGCCTCGTCGCCGACCGCGAGCACCGCCTCGCCATCGACGCGTGGAACGGGGGCGACAAGCTCGCCGCCGCGCGCCACGGGATCCGGGCATGGCAGGCGCAGCCGCTCGACCCGGCGCCGCTCTCGGTGGCCGGCATCGCGCTGGTGCTCGAGCGCCGCTACGCCGAGGGCCAGGTGCTGCTCGAGCGCGCCGTGCGTGCGCGCCCCACCGACACCGCCGCCCTGCAGCACCTCGCCCACGCTTACGTATGGCAGCGGCGCCCCGACGATGCCGCGGCGACCATGCGGCGCGTCAAGACCATCACCGAGGGACGACCATGAACCTGCTTGCCCTGCTCAGACTGAAGGACGACCCGCGCATCGTGGAAGCGATGGAGGCCGTCGGCGTCACCCGCGAGGCGATGGCCGACCGCGTCATCACCCGCGCCGAGGCGCAGCGCATCGGCTACGAGATCGTCGACGCGGTCGTCGCCGTCCTGCCCGACGAGATCCGACTCGACGGGTAGGCGGTTACAAAGGGTTACGCGCCGAACACACGGCGGTTACATTCCCTTGCTACAGTTGCCTCATGCCTGACACCGAATCCGTTGCGACGTGGCTCGGGTGGATCGAGCAGCGCCCGCTCGCGGTGCTCGTCCTCGCGTGCATCGCGGCGTGCTGGTGGCTGACGCGTCGGGTGCAGGCGCTGTCGAGGGAGAACCGCGCGCTGGTGCGGGCGCTGTTCCGGCTCGAGGCCGGCGGCGCGGACATCGGCGACGACGTCACCGAGATCATCACCCGGCGCGACCCGCGCAAAGAGGGCCGGGCGTGAGCGCAGCGGTCTTCCCCTGGCTCATCGTCGGCTATCATTTGGTGGCCGCCGTGGCGCTGCTGGTGGAGCCCACGGTCCACGACATCACCTCTCTGCACCTGTCTCCTTCCCCGGCAGTCGGCGCTGCCGCGTTCACCATCGGGTCCATCCTTGCGGCCTACGGGATGCTGGCGCGCAAGCGCGAGATCTGGCTCTACCCGCAACAGCTTCTGCTGGTGCTCGCGGGCCTCTCGGCGATCATGGCGGCGCTGTCCGGGCAGTACCCGGACGGCTACGTGCCCGCCGGTGGCTGGGTGTTCATCGGAACCGACCAGGCGGTGTATCCCCTGATCGCCGCCGCGCACTGGGCCGAGATGCGCCGGCTCGAGTTCGGTCGCTGACAAGGAGAGTCGATGTCGAGCGAGAATGGCAACGGATTCCTGCGCGTCGGCGCGCAGCGGCTCGCGGAGATGGCGCTGCTCGCGGGCGTGCTGTGGGGCACGCTCGGGTCGGACGTGCGCAAGTTGCAGGCCGACGTGGAAGATCTCCGCGCGAAGTTCGACGCCGCCGGGATCCCCGCGATGCGCGAGCGCGTCAAGCAGAACGAGAAGGAGCTCGAGCGGCGCAGCGCCATCATCGAGAGCGTGTTCGAGATGCGTGCGGAGATGCGTGCGCTACGGGATGCGCTGGACCGGGAGACGCGCGCCCGGTTGCAGGCGCGGGACTGATGCGCCCTGCGCCCCTACGCTGCTCCTGCGGCGCGTTCATCCGCGAGGACGGCCGCTGCGCCCACGCCCGTAACTCTACGGGCCCTCAGCGAGCGCCGGAGGCCGTCACGGTCGCCCGGGTGCACGCCGACACGCTGCACTCGGTGCTCGCCCACCTCGCGAAGGCGACCGCGCGCCGGTAGTCAAGCCGGATCCGGCTGGTCGTCCTGCACCCACTCGAAGCGCTCTACCCATTTTGCGCCGCAGGAGCATACCCACGGCTGGATAAATACCGGCGGCCATAAGTCGTCCGCTGTAGCCCACATATCGTCCGGACCGGAAGGCGGGAATGGATTACCACACGCCGGACACTCCCCGAACCCGCGCGGGTTGTCAGCCATTGATCACCTCAACAAAACTAATCGGGTACTCCCAAAAACGCCCGTTGCCGTCTGTGCATTCTACGAACACGCCGGGGTTCATCCGCCCCGTGCGCCGGATGGTGCGCACGTAGATACCATCACGCTGTGGGTTCGTTGGGGATGCGTGAATACCACGCAGCCGGGTGCGCCCGAACACGAACTCGCGCGGGTTGTCAGTCGGCATCGTTCAGGGCCTCGGCCAGCACGAAAGAACAAGCAGGCGGTCGACGCCAGACGAAAGCCGCCGGCACGGGAACACCGCGCGCCGGCTGACCATGTAGACGGTCCCCGGCTTCGCGCTGCGGTCCTTCGCGCGGATCTTCTTCACCAACCCGCGACTCGCGCGCCATGTCTCGCGCAACTCCTCGATGATGTCGCCGCCGCCCTCGAAGCGCTGGCTGAATCGTTCGATGGCGTGGTGCGTCAACTGGTAGTTCATGTCCCCTCCCCGCCGGGGCCGGCCTCGCAACGGTGGCGGGCCGACCCCGGCTCAGTGGTCTACGCCGAATCGAGGTCGAGCGCGCGCTTCGTGTCGGCGATGGCGTTCGCCAGATCGTTGCGCACCCGGGAGCCCCGGCGGAAGCCCGAGGCTGCGGCCTCGATCTCGGTGAGTTCGTCGGCGAGCACGGCGCGCTCGTCGAGGTCGGTGGCGTCCGACGCCGCCTCGCGCAGGCGCTTCAGATCCGCGAGCAGGGCGGCCGAGTCCGGGCCGACATCCTCCTCGGCCGGCGTGGCCTCTGAGTCGCCCTGGGTGGCTTCAGGAGCCTCGACCGACTCCTCGGCGGCAGGGGGGGCCTCCTCCGGGTACTCCTCGACCTCCTCGGGACGCTCGGCCGGCTTCTCCGGGGCCTGATCCTCCGAGGCCGGCTCACCCCCCTCGCGCGGGGGCGAGGCGTCCTCCTCGACGACCTTCTCCGACTCCTCGACGACGTGGAGTCCGCGGAGCGCGTCCCCGGAGGGCACGAGGCGCTCGTTGAGGTCGCCGGCGGGGGTGTGCGTGACGACGACCTCGCCCTCGATGATGTCGTCACGCGCCTCCTCGTAGACGCGGAACCCACCGAGCACGTCCGCGAAGAGATCGCGCAGGCAGAACGCGCGGGCGCGCATCTGCAGCATCCGCGTCGGGTTCGTGATCCACGGGGTGTCCCCGCCCGACCTCGTCTTCTTCCCCCAGAGCTTCGCCTGCTCGGCGTCGGCCCGAGAGAAGGAGACCTCCCGCGACTGACCGTCGGTGCGCACGGCGTAGCACGTCGCGGTCTCGGTCTCCTTGTCGAACGACTCCACGATGCGCTTGCACACCCCGCTGCCGCGCACGACGCCGATGAGCGCGTCGCCGTAGAGCGTCGGCTTGCCGTTGACGACCGCGATGCCGATCAGGCTCGCCATCGGCGACAGTCCGACCTCGGCGCCCATCTGGATCGCGACGAAGATGTCGCGCGGCTTGCCCTGGTAGGCGTTCGGCACCAGCGAGGAGCCGGCAAGCGTCTTGGCGATCTCCTGCGCCTCGGCGAACGTCGACGCGGTCAGGTCGAAACGCTGGCGCTTCGCGGGTGCCGGCGTGCGGATCATGTCGGTCTTCGGGTGGTCGTCCATCTCATCCTCCATTGAACAGTTCGCCGAGCGCGGCGTGCAACTCCCGCGCCTCGGCGATGGTGAACTTCTTGCCCAGCACCACGATGTGCGGGCTCGCGCTGCGCGCGATCTTGGCGGCGGTCTTCCCGCGGCTCTTCCACATGGCGGTCAGGCGCCGCTGCGCCTCGCGCGGCACCACCATGCTCGCGGAGATGCGGTACAGGAAGCCGTTGGGCCCCTTCCCGCACTGCTCGATGAGCCCCGCCTTGCCAAGCGGATTCAACGCGGCGCTGATCTCCGATGTCGTCTTGCCGGTCGTATTTGCGATAGAGCGGCTGGTGAATTCGTGCGCGGCGTTCGTCTTTGCCGCGGCGTAGATGGTGCTGTAGCAGTCGATCGCCTTCATGGCTCCTCCTACATGTGGTGAACGCGCCTCGCCCACGCGGGCAGACGCAAGGGTCGAATGTGCTCGGGGTAGCCCGGCCAGTTGCCGGTGCTCAGGCACTGCGCGTACACCGCGAGGTCACGGCGGGCGAGGGTGCGACCGACGTAGCGGTCCTCTTCGTCGAGCTCGAACATCGAGACCTGCCACGGCGGCTTGCTCTCGACGACGAGGAAGATGAACGGCCACCGCTCGCCCGTGAGCACCTCCCAGCCGTCGCCGTACCACGCATCCTGAACGTGGTAGCGGAAGTTCGCAGCCGCGCGCGCGAAGCCGTCCTCGCTCGCGTCCGCGGCGGTCTTCACGTCGAGCAGGACGCTGTGCCCGGTCGACAGCCAGTCCATGCGCAGCCGGCAGAGCACGTCGTGCTCCTCGTCGGTCCAGTAGCACGAGCGCTCCACGACACCGTCGGCGAGCAGCGCCGAGGCGTAGGGGTTCGCGAGGACCGCGTCACGCATGTGGTGGACGGCGTCCCACGCCGGCGCGTTCCAGAAGGGGTCGTCGCCGGGCTCGGTCGCCAGGACGGTCTTGCCGGCCGCCTCGACCTCGGCCTTCCACGCCTTCGCCTCCTTCGACCGGAACGAGGTGTACTCGGCCGGCACGAACTGGTCGGCGAAGCGCTCCGGCTCAAGCAGCAGCGTGTGCAGCGCGGTGCCGAGCGCCATCGCCGGGGTCGACGAGCGCGGGTGGAGCTTGCCCATCACGTAGTCGAGCGGCGAGCGCGCGATGGCGTCGAGGCCGTGCTTCGAGATGCCGGCGCTCGCGTGGTAGGCGTGGTCGGGCATCCCGTCGTAGGCGCAGCCCGGCTCCGGGTCGGTCGTGAGGGCGCGGCCGGCGAGGTCGATGACGTTCACTTCTCGCGCTCGGCCAGCATGGCGTCGGCCTGCCGGTATGCTTCCGCCGCGCAATCGTGCGCGTCCGTGTCCTCGCGGTAATATGCCAGCAACCCCGTGAGCGCGGCCGCCGCAAAGTAGTCGCGCAGGGTTATCTCTTCATGCGCAAGGACACCCGGTCTCGAGAGGGTGCGTCCAAACATGACCTCGCCGTTCATCGCCGCGCCCTCCTCGGCCGCCTGTCGATACGCTGCGTGCGCCGCCCGCCGGGGCACCGCTTGTGGTAGCGCCCGTCGGCGAAGTCGAGGCCGTGATGCGCAGGACAGGGCTTGCCGCACAGCACGCACTCGACCTGGCGGAACACTTCACGGTTCGTTGCGGTCATCTCTTTCTTCCTCGTCGACGTCCATCGTCGCGACCTCGTCGGCCAGCGTGCCGGCCACGCGCCGCAGGTTCTCCACCGGCGCGCCCTGCACGACACACCGAAAGGTGGCGGCGACCCAGCGGCGGTAGAGGTGCGGCGTCTCGTAGATGCGCTCCGAGAGCATCCGCCACCCGGCGGCGTCGCGCAGGTACGTCTCGACCACCTCCGCGATGCGATCGTCGCGCGCGTCTTCGTGCCGCGACTGCCCGGGCGGGTCGAGACGGTGGTCGGGGAGGGCGCTCATGACCCCTCCCCGCGCGCCTTGGCGAGGGCTGCGCGGATGCCGTCCAACTGTCTCCACAGGATCTCCGGCGTGCCGGGCGGTCCGAGGACGTTCGTCAGGATGGACTCGACCGCCTTCAGCGCCTCGGACATGTCCGGCGATGCGATGACGAGGCGCGCGTTCGCAACGTCCACGGCGCACGGCCCGAGAGGCCTCGACTGCGTCGGCTGGCAGTCCGCAACATGCCAACAGTCCTCGAAGGCGTCGCCGGTTCCGGGCGGGCCGAACACGTCCGCACCGTTGCCGCCGATAGACCACGGACCCGGCGTGTGCTTGATGTTGGTCATCTCGAATCCCCTCTGAGTCCCGCGCCCCGGATACTATTGCATGACGGCAAGGTTTGCAAGTGGGCAAGCACGCGGCTATGCTTGCCGCACCGCAACCGAGAGGACGACCCGTGGCGAAGCCCGTCATCGAGCAGATCCGAGACAAGCTCAACCGCCGGCCCTACGCCGGGCACTGGCGCAAGGCCGCGAAGGAGATCACCGTTCGCGAGGGCGTGGAGGTCAGCTACAACTACCTCTACCGGGTCGCGACCGGCCGGGTCGCCGACCCGCCGTTCGGGCGCACTCGAGCGATCGCGCGGTATCTGGGGATCCGAATCTGATACACTGTCAAGGCGGGTCGGGACAACGGTTAGCTACCGCGGTTCTGCCTTACCAGACCTACCACCCGCCACTTTCTTCTGCCTGTAAGGAGGCGCCGTGAAAGAGACAACCGAATTCCGCTCGCACGCGGAGGTCGCAGCGTGGCTGATCTCCTTCGAGGTCATTGCCGCACACAAGCCGCTGGTCATCGGGGCGCGGGAGAACTTCCGCCAGATCGCCCCATGCGACGTGTCCCACCGGGCGCTCCGCAAGGCGCTGGAGGCGCACGCGAACTCCCGGCCATACCTGGAAGCCCTGGCGGCCGAGGGCGCGCAGCGCCACGGGCTGGACGGGGAACCCGTGTGCCCGGTGTCGGAGGAAGACCGCGCCTACGCGCTTCACCGGCTGGGAGCGCTCGATGGCTAGGGCGCGCAACATCAAGCCGGGGCTGTTCACCAACGACCTGCTCGCCGAGGTCGACCCGCTCGGCCGGCTGCTGTTCATCGGGTTGTGGACCATCGCCGACCGGGCCGGCCGCCTGGAGGATCGGCCCAAGCGCATCCGCGCCGAGGTGCTTCCCTACGACGACTGCGACGTCGACGCGCTCCTGCGCCAACTCCACGAGCGCGGGTTCATCTCCCGGTACGTCGCCGAGAATATCAAGTGCATTCAGATAGTTAACTTCTGCAAGCACCAGAATCCCCACGTCAAGGAACGTGCCAGCGAGATACCAGAACGGGGCGAGCACGATGAAAGCCCGGTGCAAGCACCAGACTCGCACAGTACTAATCCTGCTGATTCCCTCTTACTGATTCCTGATTCCGGGATCGGGGATCCGGATCCCCTTCAACAGCAACAGACTCCGGCACCCCGCGCTGCGGGGCGACCGGCCCGCACGAACGGCTCGCGCGAGCCGAAGAGCGCAGCCGCATGGGAGGCGTACTGCGCGGCCCACTACGACCGCTACGGCGTCGACCCGGTGCGCAACGCCAAGGTCAACGGCATGCTCTGCAGGCTCGTGGACCGTCTGGGCGCCGCCGACGCCGCCGCGGTGGCCGGGTGGTACGTCGAGCACCCTGACGCGCTCTACGTCCGCTCAGGGCACACCATCGACCTGCTGCTGCGCGATGCGGAGAAGCTGCGCACCGAGTGGGCGACCAACCGGCGCACCACCGCCGCCGGCGCCCGCGAGCTCGACGGGCGGGCCGAGCGGGGGCAGGCCGCACAGCGCGTCATCGACCGGCTACGGGCCGAGGAGGGTCAGGCATGAGCACCGCAGACATCGCCGCCGCGCTCGCGGTGTGCGCCGAGGTCATGGGACGCGAGCTGTCCGAGCCCGCGCTCGAGATGATGGCCCGCGATCTGGGCCGCTACCGGCAGTCCTACGTGTTCGCCGCCCTCGACCGCTGCCGGCGCGAGGTCAAGGGCCGGCTCACGCTCGCCGACGTCATCGAGCGCCTCGACGACGGGCGCCCGGGCCCCGAGGAGGCGTGGGCCGCGGTGCCGAAGGACGAGGGGGAGACCGTGGTCTGGACCTACGAGATGATGCTGGCCCACGCTGCGTGTCTCGGGCTCATCGCAGCCGGTGACCTCGTGGCCGCCCGCATGGCGTTCATCGAGTCCTACCGCAAGCTGCTCGTCGAGGCGCGGTCCAGCTACACCCCGGTTCAGTGGCGCGTGAGCCTCGGCCACGACCCGGCGGGGCGCGAGGGGCCGGTGGTCGAGGCCGTGGAGAAGGGCAGGCTCCCCGCAGCGCAGGCGGTGCGCGCCCTGCCGGCGAGCGATGCGGTGCAGGCGCTGGCGGCCGGCAGGGCGCTCGAGGTGCAGTCGTGAGCGGCCCGCCGGACGCCCGGGACGAGCGCCCGCCCATCGTTTTCCGCATGGGGTGTGTCCTCGAGTATTCGGACGGGAGGCGGGCGGAGGTGACGCGAAAGGGAATCAGATCGATCACGCGGTTCGTGAGTTGCCCCCATGGTGCGCCGCCCTGTGCGCTGTGCCGCTGGCTGGAGACGTGGGGGTGAGCGTCGTCGAGTGCGGGTGCTGCGGAGCGCCGGTTCCACGTGGAAGGGCGCACCGGGTGAGCGACGGCTTCGTCTGCGACGGGTGCTGGCGGTGGACCCACCTGACGCTCATGGTCGGCGAGCCCCTCATGGCCGCGCTCGAGGCCGAGGCCCGCCGCCGCCTCGCCGAGCGCGGCCTCCCGGCGCGCACCGGTGCCGCCCCCCGGCCCGCCGGCAGCGCCAGGCCCCTCGACACCGCCGCCATCAAGGCCCGGGTCGAAGCGACGAAAGCGAAACAATCGCAGGATCCGCCAGCCCCGCGGCCCGCCCGGACGCCGCTGGGCGCAGATCCACACCCCGATATCCCGTTCTGATGGTGTCGAGCGGCTTCAGGAGCCTTCAGGAGGCGACATCGTGAGGAATTCGGCTGAGGACACCGGGGCGGTGGGTGGTGGGGCTTGTGAAGGGCTGCGGGTTCTCGTTGCGTGCGAGCACACGGGGGTGGTGCGCGACGCCTTCCGGGCGCTCGGGCACGCGGCGATCTCGTGCGATCTGCTTCCGACGGCGGCGCCGGGCCCACACGTCGAAGGCGATGTACTCGAGTTGCTGACCCGGGAGGGGTTCGACCTGATGGTGGCTCACCCGCCCTGCACGTACCTCGCCGGCAGTGGGCTGCACTGGAATCGCCGCCGGCCGGGCCGGGCCGGGCAGACCGAGGAGGCGCTGGAGTTCGTGCGCACCTTGCTGGCAGCGCCGGTGCCCCGCATCGCACTCGAGAACCCCGTGGGGGCCATCGGGACGCGGATCCGGCCGGCCGACCAGTACATCCAGCCGTATCAGTTCGGGGAGGACGCCAGCAAGCGCACGGGGCTGTGGCTGAAGGCTCTCCCGCGCCTGCGCCCCACCGGGTTCGTGGAGCCGCGCATGGTCGGCGGTCGGCCGCGGTGGGCAAACCAGACCGACAGCGGCCAGAACCGTCTCGGGCCGAGCGCGGATCGGTGGGCGCTTCGCTCGGCGACCTACCCGGGGATTGCAAGCGCGATGGCGGCGCAGTGGGGCGGGCATGTCTGAACCCTTCTTCACAGTCGAGGTGCCGTGGCCGGGCGGGGCGAGCGTGAACGAGCTCTACCGTCCGTTCAACCCGGCCGCCGACGCGCTCTACCGGCGCTACGGGAAGCGGATGAAGGGGCGACCCGACGCCCGGATCAGCATTGACTACCACACGCTGCTCGAGCTGCGCTCCCGGCTGCGCTTCGCGTTGAGCCTGCCGGGCAAGAACTTCAAGAAGGGCGTGACGATGATGGCGCGCGTCGAGTACCGCCGCCAGGTCGGCCCGAACCCGGTCGAGGGCGAGGTGGTGATGCTCTACGAGTTCTGGGTGCCCGACAAGCGAAAGCGCGACCTGACCAACCTGCCGAAAGCGATCGAGGACGCCATCGTCGACGCCGGCGTGCTCCTCGACGACCGGCAGGTCGTGGACGCCCGGCAAGTGCGCCGCGGATTCGTCAAGGGCGGGCACGTGCGCGTCCACGTCTGGCATGCACCGGCGCTGCCGTTTTTGCCGGGCGAATTTGAAATGGGCGTTGGATCCGAAACGCCTAGATAAGAGCGTTCCCGGCGGGATTTTTTTATTGGTTGGATGAGGTCTCTTCCGCGCGCGAGGACCTGGTCTTGGACTGCAACGGTCCATCGGTGACAGGGTCGCACACCGCGCGAGTCTAAGACTCCCAGACTATCGTCGAGCGGCCGCGCCGCAGCTGCACCGCGCGCCATGGTCGAGCGGCCCGCCCGCCGGCGGGCGCGCAGCAGCGTAGCGCTTGCGTTTCCGCAATCAGCCGCTATACTTGCAAGTGTGCAATCAGGCACGGTGGAGGAAGCATATGAAATATCGAGATGGCGAGTGTTGCGAATGCCGGGAATCCGACCTCGACCGCGGCTACACCGAAACCGACATCCAGCCCGTGCGGCTGGTCACGGTGCGCGACCCCGACGGAAACCGCCTTGTCAAGCGCGGATATCTGTGCCGGGACCACGTCGAGTGTTTTCTGATGGATGGTATGGAGGTTCACTGAAATGCACCCATCGCACCACGATTTTGGCACAGCCGCGCCGACGATCTCGCGGGAAGGGATGACCGATTGTCTCTTCGTCCGGTCGTGGAATTACGAAGAGCAAACGGACGCGTGCGAGATCGTGTTGCGCGACGCGGGCGGCGTGTTGGTCGTCGGCCCGACGGGCATCGACGTCTACGCTTCCGTGCGGGAATTCTCGGACGGTTATCAGCCGTCGCGAAGCTTCGAACTGGACGGCACGCGCGACAATTGGTGTCCGGTTTTCTGGCGGTGCGATCAGACCGGCGGAATGTGCATGGTCGACGTGGTCGAGTTCGCAAACGGGACCGCGCTCACGATCAACGAAGAGTGCGCCGTGCTACATGACCGGATCCCGGACTGGGAAACGTGCGACGGTTCGGACGCGATCGAGGCGGTCTACTTCGACGACTATTCGGAGGATCTGTAATGCACAGACTGATCGATTACGCGGACGCGGCGGCGCCGTTGCTGGTAGCGGTTTCGGTGATCGTCCCGATGTTGATGATCGCGATCGGAGGGTAGGGAGATGGCATACAACGGACATCCATCGTGGGCACTGTGGAACGTGTCGCTCTGGTTCGCGAACGATGAAGGTTTGTACCGGCTCGCGCTCGACGCGCTGGCTGAGCACGGCCGGCTCGACGAAGCCGTGGACAGTGTGCAGGAACTGCTGGCGGAATCGGCACCGGACAGGCTGCCCGATGGCGCCGCGTGCACGCCCGACGGCGCGCGGTACAGCAAAAGCGCGATCCGTCACGCGCTGCGGGGTTTGCGCGAATAGTTGCTAGGTCGCGGCCGGTTCCGTGCGAGCCGGCCACCGCGTGGTAACTGGGCCACGGCACAGAGGAAAGAACGATGATGCAATTTCAGATTCAGCGGGAACACTTCAACGCGCTTCGCGTCGCGGCTGCGATGAACGACGTGCGCTACTACCTCGCGGGATTCCACGTGCACAAGAACGGGGAATGGTGGGCCGAGTCCACCGACGGGCACCGGCTGCTCCGTGTGCCGTTGACCCGGATCGATGACGGGCCCGACCCTTCCGATACCGGGCGCATGATCTATTCGCTCGCGGACGCGACCCGCAAGTTCAGCAAGCGCTCGGGCGAGACGATCACGATCGACGTGCCGAATCTCGACGACGCGTTGACCGTCGAAGGCGACGCGGTCTCGCGCGGTGCGCGGGTCACGGGCACCGACGGGCGCGTGCAGGTTTGCCCGTTGATCGACGGTAAGTTCCCGGATACGGACAAGGTCATGCCGGCCGGGCCCGCCGACGGCGCGAGCGTGTCGTGCATCGCGGTCAACGCGCAGTATCTCGCGGATGTCCCGAAGGCGCTGGAGGCGCACGGCATGGTCGCGGTGCGGCCGTCGGGAACGGAGACGGCCGAGGGCGCGCCGACCGGACCGTTGTGGGTCGACATTCACGATGCGGACGACGTGCGCTACATCGTGATGCCGTGCCGGGTGTAGGCGCGTGACCGTGCTCAAGGTGCTCGCGATCGCGTTGATGATCGCGTGGGTTTGGTGGGTGTTGATGCGCGACGACTAGCCGCGCCGAAGCAGGGTAGGACCGGGGCCCGCCATCGCGCGGGCCCCGTTGCGTCTAGGCGGCGTGGTACACGCGCACGCGGCACGGCCAAGGGTAGCGGTGCCCGCGGTGCGCGACCACCGTGCGGGTCACGGACGCGCCGTCGCGCTCGACCACGTCTCCGAGCAGTCTCACGACGTCGCTCACGGGCGCGCGCAGCCGGTGCGCAAGCTCGGCAGCGGTCAACGGGCCGTCGCGTGCCAGCATGGCGTGCACGGCGCGCAGCAGGGTTTCGTCGGAGGTATCCATGGTGCACGGGAGTATAGACCACGGCGCCTCGAGGTTAGTAGTCACTAACGCTGAGGCCCGCGCCACCAGTAGTGTGCACCGCACAAGTTAGTGGTCACTACCGCTGAAACCCGCGTGGCCGCGATGTCAATACCTGGACTGTCCTGATTGCGACCTGTACTTGTCTATTTGCGACACGGACCCTTCTATGCCCATGGTGCTGCGGTGCAGCATGGCCGAAACCCGTGGTATCGTCCCGGTGAGGGCCCTGCCCGAACCGCGAAGGGGCGCCGTGGTGTCCAGGCGACGCCAGCGGGTCCACAAGGCCTGCAGGGGCGCGCAGCCGGGCGGGCGAGACGCTAGACTCTCGCCGGGTGAAACCACCCGCACGCGGCAATCCAGCCGAACTAGTCGCTCCCAGGCTGCCCGAGGGCGCGCCGGACGCTGCAGCGGCTCTCGGTGGCTCCCAGGCCTTCCGGTCGCTCACTCCGACGCTACAGCGGCTCGCGCTTGAATACCTGCGCACCGGGCGCATCGGGCAGGCTGCTAAACTCGCCGGAATGAGCCGTGGACACGCGAGCCGAGTGATGGCGCGAGACATGACGCTGCAACGGGCAATCGAGGATGTGGCGGCGATGGCGGTCGATGAGGCAATGCTCACGCCGCAGCTGCTGCGGACCATGATGCTCAGGGAGGCTACCAGCCCGGAATCAGAGTCTCGGGACCGGCAGTATGCCATCAGCAGGCTGTATCAGTGGTTGGGGCATGAGACGCCTGATGTCGGGGATACTGTGACGGCGGCCCTTGAAGCGCTGCGTCTCATCGAAGCCATCGCACCCGAACGGCTCCCGGAGGCGCGCGCTGCGCTCGCGGGCCGGCTGCTGGGGCCCGCAGAGGGCGCCGAAAGTGTCCTGAAAGCGACATCGGAAGGCCATAATCAGCCGGATCGGGGTAACGGACCCGTAACCGACTGATTCCCTTGCGGTTTGGGCCGTGCGTGGACTGCGCATAACGGGTGTTATGTCAAATAGGTGCCTCGACGGCCCTGCCAGACCCGATCGAGCGGCCGCCAGGCGCGACCTCGAGCACCCCCCTCGCTTCGAGTACGAGTGCCCTTCCCACCCCCGATCCCCCCCCAGAAAACCCCCTTGCCAACCCGCAACCCCTGCCTGATGATACGCCGATGCGCTCCTACACTCGCCGCGACTTCGAGGTGCAGTGGTTCTCCGGCACGGGTCCGGGCGGCCAGCATCGGAACAAGCACCAGAACTGCTGCCGCATCATCCACCGGGAGAGCGGTCTGCGGGCGAGCTCGACGCGCCATCGTGAGCGCCAGGCTAACCTTCGGGCGGCGTTTCACCGGTTGGCGGGGTTGCTGCTCGCTGCGGAGGCTGGGGAGGCTGAGAGGCGCTCCGGCAACGAGGTGGTGCGGACCTATCACTTCGAGCGGGGGGAGGTGATTGACCACGGGTCCGGGCTGCGCTCGACGACCTCGAGGGTGATGGACGGCGACCTCGACGAGTTCCGGGCGGGGCATGACGGGCGCGCGCTGCCGCGCACGGGGCGTGTGTAGCCGCTCCCTGGCCCTCCCTGGCCCTCGAGGCGTCTTCCCCTTCGCCGGGTGCCGCAAGGCTCGCATCCTGCTCCTGCTGGCGCTGGTGAAGCTTGTGAGGGCGCCGGCCCGCTGAAATCCCGGCGTTCCGCGGGCCTCTTGCATCTCCGCAACCCCCATGCCATCCTGCACGTTGCCGGCGGCCTCGGGGCCCCCTGAGGGCGTCTGGAAGCCGTCGGGTGCTGCTTCTCCCCCATCAAGGGCGATGCGGCCCCCGGCGCACCCCGAGGCCTCTGGAGGAGCCATGGACACCGATCAGAAACCGATCGAAAACCGATCGGAAACCGACACGAACGACGACCTGGCGGCGCGGCGGATGCTGCGCCTGGAGTTGGTGAAGGCGATGCTCGCCGCGGACGTGGCGTGGGCCGCCAACGAGTTGCCGGGCTTTCTCGTCGCCCTCGAGCGCTACGTGCTCAGCGGTGAGGTGGAGGAGGAGTAGCCGGCCGGGGCTCGAACATCTCGTCCTGCGCCGGGCACACCCGCTGCACCGCCATGCTGATGTCCCGCCGGCACCGCGCGCAGACATCGTCGGTCGAGCCGCACTGCGGGCAGGGCATGCGCCGGCCGTCGTCTTCCTCGAGCGCGCGCACCTTGCTCACAGCGCCCGCCTGAGCTCGCGCAGCAGCCACCGGGCGGCCCCCTTCGGGCTGTTCGCATACGCCCGGACCCACGCCACCTGGCGCTCCTGGGCGCACCGTTTCGGAGGCCGGCACATCTTCCGCTTGCGGTCGCAGTACGGCGGCAGCGGGTCGCCACACACGATGCAGCGCCGCTCGCTCACCACACCCTCCGCAGCACCTCGAGGACCGCGATGAACAGGCCGACGGGCACCGCGGCGATGGCGACCACGACCAGGAACGAGGCGTCGGGGTGCTGCTCGCAGAACACGCGCCAGCGTTGCGCGCGGCTCACCCCGCCACCCACGCCAGCACATAGCACCCGATCGCCCACGCGATGATGAGCGCGTAGCCGACCCACGGCGAGATGGGCGAGGGCCTCGGTTGCTGTCGCCTGCGCTCCATGGGACTCAGGAGTGGGTCAGGCACGCGAGGAGCGCCCAGAAGGCGATCGCGAACCCGAGCAGACCGACCAGGAGGGCCGGAGAGCGCTCGGCCCGGTCGGGCGCCGGAAGTGGGTCGCCGCGCGCACACCGCGCGCAGAGGTCGTCCCCGGCCTCGCCGTGGGTCGGTCGGTAGATCCACCCCTTGGGCCGGGGCTTGCTGATGAGTGCGGGCTCGATAATCTGGCAGCGGTCGCACTTGAAATAGTGGAGCTTCGTCATCGGCGTCACTCCGGGGTGTAGCAGACGCAGGCCGGCGCGAGGACGCGCGCGAGCGCGCTCTCCACCCGCGCATACGCCTCGGCGTTGAACCCGCCGTGCAGGCCGGGGAGGTCGATGGCGGCATCCTTCGTGCGCAGCCACACCGTGCACACCGGGGCGCAGCAGCATTCCGTGCAGGACAGCAGCTTCTCGGGCACCATCGCGTTCTCCTCGCTCCACATGCCTTGCATTCTGGCAACCCCCTTGCTAGATTGCAAGTCCACACCGGAGGCAGGCTGATGAGCGACGAGATGGAACGGACCGACGACGAGATGGTGGAGATCCTGGTCGCCGATGCGCTGACGCTGCTCGAGGACCGCACCGAGGGGTGGGCGTTCACCTTGGTGTCGGTGCAGACCGGCATCGCGCCGGCGAGGCTGCTGGTGACGACCACCGGCGTGCCGGCCGAGGCGCCGGGGCTGCTGGTGAACGCGAGCATCGCCGTTCAGGGCGCCGACCCGCCGAAGCGGGGCCGGGAGACGCTGCAGTGACCGGCAGGGGAGAAATGTCGACGCTCATCGCCTTGAGGGAGGCGCAGGGCGACGTAGAGCGCGCGCACCCGGCCCCGGTCGCCGAGACGCGCGATGGCGTCATCGCGATGCTGAAGACCGCGTTCGCGACGACGAGGGGGCACTGGATGTGCACCGCCGAGAACCTGCAGCTCGCCGCCGGCGTGCTGGCCGTGCTCCAAGTGCTCGGCGACGAGCATCCTGAGCACGAGAACCTCCGCGGCGACCTGAACGCCCTGATGACGATGAACGCCGCTCTGCATGCGGCCTCGAGCGGCGTGCCCGTCGACTTCGCGACCGTTGCCCAAGATCTCGGCGACGCGGAGCGCGAGCGCTATCCCCTAATCCCCCTGTTCGACGACCGTGCATAGCGTGCCCGACGCCCCGCGCTGCGAGTACCACGACGTCGAGCTCGACGACGAGGGCAAGTGCTCCGTGTGCGAGTACGAGGAGGACCGCCTGCAGGCCGCCGCGGAGGAGGGCCGCCCCCGGGCGATCGCCATCCTGCGCGCGCGGCGCTCGGCGAAGCTGAGGGGCGAATGGTGATCGTCAGCCCCGCACGACCGAAGGGAACGTATCGTCCCGAGTGGCGGTCGTGCGGGGCCGACATGGAGGAAGCATGACGAACATCGAATGGACCGACGAGACGTGGAACCCCGTGCGCGGCTGCTCGCGCGTGTCGGCCGGCTGCGAGAACTGCTACGCCGAGCGCACCGCGATCCGCATGGCCGGGCCGGGCGGGCATTACGAGGGCCTCGCGCGCAAGGTCAACGGGCACCCCGTCTGGACCGGCGAGGTCCGGTGCCTGCCGGAACTGCTCGACCGGCCGCTGCGGTGGCGCAAGCCGCGGCGGGTGTTCGTCAATTCGATGAGCGACCTGTTCCACGAGAAGGTGCCGGACGAGTTCATCGATCGGGTGTTCGACGTGATGGAGCGCTGTCCGCAGCACATCTTCCAGGTGCTCACGAAGCGGCCGGTGCGGATGTGGAAATACCTTTCCGAGGCCGTGCCGGTGCGTCCGGAGGCGTGGCCTCTCCCCAACGTCTGGCTCGGCGTTTCCGTCGAGGACCAAGCGACGGCCGACGAGCGCATCCCCGTCCTGCTCGACACGCCGGCCGCGGTGCGGTGGGTGAGCGCGGAGCCGCTGCTCGTGCCGGTGGACATGGCTCGGTGGCTGCGCCACGGCGCGCCGGTCTATCCGTCGAAGCACGCCTATCGTCGCCGTGAGCGGCTCGACTGGGTCGTGACCGGCGGCGAATCCGGCCCCGGCGCGCGGCCGTGCGACGTGGCGTGGATCCGCAGCATCGTCGAGCAGTGCCGGGCAGCGGCGATCCCGGTGTTCGTGAAGCAGCTCGGAGCGCGCGTCTCCGGCCGGGTCAACCACCCGGACAACGAGGGCTACGGCGTACACGACGTTCGCCTCGATGACCGCAAGGGCGGCGACCCGGCCGAGTGGCCCGAGGACCTGCGCGTGCGGGAGTGGCCCGACACACAGCCCGCCACCGCGCGGGCGGGAGAGGAGTGATGGCTTGCCCGAACTGTAACGCGACGATGCAAGGGCTCGCGGGCGACCCCATGTGGTTCTGGTGTCCGGTGTGTGGCACGGTCAAGCAGGGACAGCAAACCGACCATTACGACGTGCCGTCGGTCTCCCCCGCCGCCAACCTGGGCCGGGTTGCCTATGTGGCCCACCTGTTCACCAGCGCCGCACTGTGCAACAGCGTGAACGCTATGAAGTATGAACTTGCGCGCCGCGGAATCGACGACACACGGGAGCCATTGGACGACCCTATGGGGAGAGGATAGTGCGCCCCGCCCTCCTCCTCGCCCTCGCGTGCGTGGTGGGTGGGTGCAGCGATGCTGATATCGCACGCACGAAAGCCGTCAAATCTGACGTGACGCCGCTCTTATGCAAAGACGCGCGCATCGTCAAGGTGTACGTCCACACGTACGGATTTCCGTGGGATCTCAAGACTGTTATTCGCTGCGCAGCCTGGCGCGCGGCGCAGACAGGAGAAACCCAATGACACGCCACGAGTTGCAGGAGATGCGCGAGCGGGCAGAGGCTGCGGAGCGTGAGCGGGACGCACTACAGCGCGATGCCGATACGCACCGGACGCGCATGGCGCGCGTAATTGACGCGGAGCGGGGGCGCGATGAGGCGCGCGCGGATAACGAGCGGCTGCGGGAGGACAACGCGCGGTATATCCGCGCATTCAAGCACACGCACACCAAAGATCACGAGAGAGAAGACGATGCTTGCGCCGAGTGCGGGCTCGACATACGCGACCCGATCCACCGGAGGGTTGGTGATGACGATTGACACCACCGCTATCGAAGCGCGGCTGCGGGAAATGCGGCACATCCCGCCAAAACTGATGAGTCGCGACGAACTGGAGGAGGAGACTCGTATTCGTCGGCAACTCGCGCTAGATGCCAACGTAACGATTGCGCAGCAGGCCGACACCATCGCAACCCTGCGCGCGAAGAACGAGCGGCTGCGGGAGTGCGCGCAGGATTTGATCAACGAGGTGGCCCACGACGAGGACTGCCGTGCGGGCCAGTTCATCGGTGCATGTACGTGCGATATAGGACAGGCAGCGGAACGACTCAGCGAGGCCCTGCGCGATGACCAGTGACGGAGTCCTGATTTTGGTGGCGTACCTCGTCATCGCCGCGCTCGTGGTGCTGTGGATGTATTGGAGGGACTGATGACGATTGACCTGAGAACCGACACCGAGAAGGACTTGGAGGACGCGCTGCACGCCTACCGAAAGCGTGCCGAGCGTCTGCGGAAGGCGGTTGAGCGCATCGACAGATGGAGCAAGGCGTACCCAATCGACGTATTCCCGGAGCCGGATTGGAAGCGAGTGAATGAGGTGCTGGCCGCCTCCCGCCTGTCTCTGGCCGCGGTGAGTGCGAGCAACATGCGCCACGTTGTCGAGGGGGTGGGGAAGATTGCACGCGAGGCCCTGCGCGATGACTGAGACGAAGGCTGACGACCTACGCGAACTGGATCGCCGGATGGCGGTGGCGTTGGGGTGGACGAGCGCGATACTGACCCGCGCGTTCTATGAAGGCGTAGAACAATGGACGCGCCCGGACGGGACAAAAACAACCAATCTGCCCGCCTACTCCTCCGACTGGAACCCCATCATGAACGATGTATGGCCAGTGTTGGCGGAGCGCGGGTTGTGTCTGATGTTCATTGGCGCGCTGCACGACATCGTCCTTTCTCGCGAGCAGCCAGAGGACCGCCTGTCGTCACTCAAAGCCGACGCACTCGTGTGGGCGCACGCCACCACCACCGACTGCGTACGAGCGGCTCTCGCGGTGCTGGAGAAAGACGCAGATGACCGCTGACGAACAGGCCCGTGTGGCGAGGGTGATGGAGGCGTTGGGGTGCGAGCAGTATACGCACGGATTCCTTCGTAGAGATTCAGATGGACGGATCAATTTCGCGGTGGGTCCCTGCTTCAACCCCTGGATCAACCTCAATGACGCATGGGTGGTGGTGGAGTTGCTGCGGGAGAGAGGGATTATGTTGCCTATTTGGCCGCTCCCAGATTGGGAGCGAGCAACGTGGGCGACCGGAGGGAGTCCTCCGATGTATCAAGCGGGGGTGTTAAGACAGCGCAACAAGGTAGACGCCTTGGAGTCTGCCGACACAGCCCCCCGCGCCATCATGCTCGCCGCCTGTCGGGCGTTGGGCTTGGAGGAAGACGCAGATGACGACTGAGATCGAGATCCCCGGCGCGCCGGGCTGGCGGGTGGCCGCGGAGGAGTACTCGTGGGCGCTGCAGACGTTTCACACGCCGAAGCGGGGCGAGCCCTACTGGCGCGCGGTCGCGTGGTATCCGACGCTCGTGCAGGCGCTCGAGGCCGTCATCGACCGCGCCATCAAGGACGCCGACATCCGGCGCCTGTCCGGCACGGTGTCACTGCATCGCAAGCTCGTGGAGGAGATCAAGGAGGTGGTCGGTGAGCGGTGAGGAGAGACACATGGAAACTGATGATGTATTCGGCGATGTCGAAGATACGTATGGCGACCTTTCGAGGGCAGAACTTCTCGCGCTGCTTTCCGAGGAGCGCCGCGAAAAGGAGCGCTGGTACGGGCTCTGTCTTTCGGAGGGGCGCGAGGCGAAGCGCGCTCGCGAAGGGATGAGGGAGGAGCGCCGCGAAAAGGAGCGCGTGGTCGACGACGTGCAAGTGCTGCGGCTGCGGCTGGCGAAGTATCGGGGGGTGATCGCCGCGCTCGGGCGCCCGGAGTTGCTCGACCAAGAGGACGGTGTCGGTGAGCGGTGAGAAACGCTACGTGATGACGACGCACGATCTGGATGGCCGATCCGCGCCGTGGACGTGCCCGCGCCTTCTGACCGAGAGGGAGGTCGAACTGCTGCTGATGGTTCAGGAGCGCGGGGAATCGAGGGAGTGGCTGTTTACTGAGCTTGACGACTCCCTGTTCGTGAAGCGTCCAGATGGCGACTGACGTCCCCTGCAACGGCTGCACGGCGTGTTGCCGGGGCACCGACGACTGGGAGTGGTATCTCCTGTTCGACGACCTCGACGAGGTCACCAGGGCGTTCGCGAACGGCCTCGCGCCGGTCTTCCGCGTGCCGCCTTTCGAGCGCGAGGGCCGGTGGGAGATGCCCCGCGGCGACAACCGCTGTCTCTACCTCGGCGAGAGCGGATGCGAGGCCTACGACGTGCGCCCGCGCATGTGTAAGGAGTTCGACTGCCGCGAGCAACCGTTCGACCTGCTGCCGAAGCACGTCGCCGAGGCGGTGCTCGCGCTGCCGGAGGAGGAGACATGAGCCGCGTCTACCTGTTCTGGAAGACGTTTCGCCACATCCTGCACGGCTGCGTGGAGTTCAATCGACGCTGGCCGCATTGGGAGCGCGCGCCCGGAGAACAGTACCCACGCTGCAGCCTGTGCGGGGGGAAGGCGTACTGGATGTGGGGGTACAGGCATTACGCGCCGGATCTGGTCGCCCAAGCAGTGCAGCGGACCACGCCGAGCCCGAGCGACAGGTACTACGCCGAAAAGGATGGGTGGAGATGATCCTTTCCGTCGAGGCGGTGCTTACGCTACCGGAGGAGAAACCATGACCCGCGTTTACCTGTTCTGCTGTGATGAGTGCAAGCTCGTCGGCGCTTCACGAGGCGAAGGACTGCTGCCCGACGTGGTGCTCCCCAATTTCGACCTGTGCAAGCCGTGGAGGGCGGCGATAGGGGAGACCGGGGAGGCCCTGCACCTGTGTGCCGACTGCGCGGAGCGGCGCGAGACCGGCGAGCAGTGATCCTCTCCGACGAGCACGGGTTCTGCTTCTACGCGATCCCCCGGTGCGCCTCGACGGCCATCGGGCAGCACCTCATCGAGACCTACGGCGGCGTGCGCTCGCACTGGCACCGCTACGACCCGCAGCCCGGGCGCTTCCGGTTCCTGTCCATCCGCCACCCGCTCGAGCGCCTGGTGAGCCAGTGGTGGTTCTCCTGCCGTCGCGGTGACGACCGCTACGGGGTGCTCGCCGCGCTGAAGGCCGCGGGGTACGACTCCGATCTCGAAGGCTTCACGCGCTGGCTGCTGGTGGTCCCGCCGGCGCAGCCCCCGCGCTCGCGCCCGCTGTTCATGCGCCAGAACGAGATCATCACCCGGGTGCGCCCCGACGCCATCCTGCGCGTCGAGCACCTCGACGAGGACTTCGGCAAGCTCCCCTTTGCCCGCCCCGACGACCACGTCCCGGCGCTCAACCGCGCGACCGACGGCGAGCACTGGGGCCGCGGCGCCATCGAGCCGCGCCGGCGCGCCGCCGAGGACTACCTCACGCCCGAGGTCGAGGAGATGGCGCGGCGGTGGGCGCCGGGGGACTTTCGCCTGTACGAGTGAACGGTCTATGCTGATGGGGTGGACGCGCCCGCCCCCGACGCGCTGATCTCGCCCGAGTACCGGGCGCTCCTGCGTTCCTGTCACGTTGCGGACGCCCGCTGGGGCTCGACCGCGGGCCGGTGGGCGGGCATGGTCCGCAACGCGCTCTCGAACCTCCCACACGGCGCCACCGTCCTCGACTACGGCTGCGGCAAGGGCGAGCTCGCCCGCGCGCTCGACGACGTCGAGGTGCGCGAGTACGACCCCGCGATCCCGGGCAAGGACGACCTGCCCGAGCCCGCCGACCTCGTGGTATGCGTCGACGTCCTCGAGCACGTCGAGCCCGACCGGCTCTACGAGGTGCTCGCCCACATCGCCTCCCTCGCACGCAGGCGCGCGCTGCTCGCGGTCGCCACGCGCGCGGCAGTGAAGGAGTTGAGCGACGGGCGAAACGCCCACCTCATCGTTCACCCGCACACGTGGTGGGAAGACCAGTTGCTCGAGCACTTCCGCCTCGAATACGTCCACGTCAAGAACCGCGGCGAGTTCGTGGCGCTCGCCGCGCCGGAGCCGAAATGAATTACGAGCGTTTGAAAGCCGACATTCAGTTAGGGGGCCGATTGTGAACGTCATTCACCGCAGGACGCTGGAGTACCGGACCAGCGTCCACACGCCGGACCACCCGGAGTCGGAGTGGAAGCACGGGCCGGATCTGTCCGCGGTCGCTGTGGTCCCATCGCGCTACTGGAAGGCACCGGCCGACTGGGATGCCCCGGGTGCTGGCCCGGTGCAGATGACGCAGCAAGAAAAGGATGCGGTAGACGCGCAGGCGGACGCGGACACGCGCACCAGCCTGCGCGGTGATGCGCTGGCCTCCCTGATGGAGAATCGGGACGGACGCGCCCTGGTCATCCGGGCGTTCGCCCGCATCGTACTCGACGAGATCAACGCCCTGCGCGCCAACGCTGGCCTGTCCGCACGAACGTGGCCGCAGATGGTCGCCGCGTTCCAGAGCAAGATCCAGGCCGGCGAGGGCGAAGTCTGATGGCAACCGCGGAACTCGGTTTCCCGGTGCCGGCGCTGGAGGCGGTCGAAAGCGCGTTCGCCCCCATCGAGAAGATCGACGGTACGAACGTCGACCTGGTCGTCTGCGCTTTCGATGACACCGCCGAGGAGTACCGCAACGGCAGCTTCACCGTCCCCGGTGACGCGGACACGTCGGGCACGGTCACGTTTCGAGCCTATGTGCGCGCCAAGACGGCAGCGGCCAGCAAGAATGTGAAGCTCACCTTTGGACACCTCGCGTTGAACGATAGTGAGGCAGAGGATCAGGCGTATACCGACGAGGACATAGACGACCAGGCAATCGACGCAACGCAGGGGGACTACAGCGAAATTACCTGGACCGAGACGTTCTCCAATCTTGGCTGGGCAGTGAATGACATGGTGCTATTCCGCATCTCCCGCCAGTCGGCGACTACGAACAACCTCTCCGGCGACATGTACTGGCGGCACTTCACCATCGAGATCCCGCTGGCCTGATCGATGGCAAGCCTGGACTTCACAACCGCTTCGTCGCAGTACGTAAGCCGTGGTTCGTTCACCGCGCTCCAGGGTATTCAAAAGCTGACGATGGCTGCGTGGATGCGTCGGAAGGCGACCACCGACTACTCGATTCTCGGCGTGTTCAAGGCGACCAACGACAACAGCCATCGTCTGTCTCTCTACTGGCACCCGACCGGCAGCGGCAGGCTCTACTTCGGGGTAGGAAACGGTGGCGGCACTTGGGGCCACGTCGCCAACACGAGTGCCGCGGTGTGGCGACATATCGCGATGGTGTTTGATGGAACAGGAGCTACATACGCCGACAGGCTTAAAGGGTACGTCGACGGAGTTCAGCAGACTCTATCCTTCAACGGAATAATTCCGACCGTCTCAAGCAGCAGCATCGACACGTTGGACAACCGACACTCGACCGCCGCAATCTACCCCGACGCGCAGCATGCACACTTCCAAGCATGGTCTCGCGCGCTCTCTGACGACGAAATCGTGGAAATCATGTGGCGGCCTGGCGCGCTTCCTGATTCGTTGGAGGTGTGGTCGCCGATGATCAACGCCGAGGACCCGGTGCCGGACTGGAGCGGTAACGGGCGCACGCTCACGCTCACGAATACGCCGGTGAATTCGGACTACGGACCTCCGGTCAGTATCGGGCGCACGCGGACGTACTTCATTCCGGCTGCGGTGGTTGGTGGCGCCAACCCGAAAGGCCCGCTCGGCCACCCACTGCACGGGCCGTTCGCCGGCCCCGTCGGCCCGTAGGAGAGCCTGACTGATGCTCGACCTTGGCACCGTTCGACCCGGGACGACGCTGTACGTGCCGTTCCACACGTTTGACAGCAACGACCCGAGCGCGAGCGTGACGCTGACCGGCCTCGCAACGACCGACATCGAGGTCTACAAGGACGGCAGCGCGACGCAGCGGGCGTCCGACTCCGGGTATGCGCTGCTCGACACCGACGGCATCGATTTCGACTCGACCACGGGTATCCACGGTTTCAGCATCGATCTGGCGGACAACACCACCGCGGGGTTCTGGGCGGCTGGCTCTCAATACTGGGTCGTCGTCGCCTCGGTGACGGTGGATGCGGCGACGGTCAACTTCGTCGCCGCGACGTTCCGCATCGGCTACCCGGACGCCATTCTCAACACGACCATCGCGACGCTCGCATCGCAGACCTCGTTCACGCTGACCGCGGGCCCTGCGGACGACGACGCGCTCAACGGGTGCCCGGTGCTCGTTCACGATGTCGCGAGCGCGGTGCAGATGTGCATCGGCTACGTGTCGGACTACACGGGCGCCACCAAGACGGTCACGCTCGCCGCGGACCCCGGCATCTTCACGATGGCCGCGACCGACAACATCGCGGTGATGATGCCGTCGAACGTGGCGGCGGTCGCAGGCACCGCGCAGACCGCGGGCGACATCCCGGCCCTGGTGACCACCGTCGACACCGTCGTGGACGGCATCCAGACGGATCTGGACAACGGCACCGACGGGCTGGGGGCGATCAAGACCGACACCGCCGCCATTCTCGTGGACACCGCGGAGATCGGCGCCGCCGGCGCGGGCCTGACCGAGGCCGGCGGCGACGGGGACCACCTGACGACGCTCGCAACCGCGGCGTCGGTGAGCGCGTTGAACGATCTGAGCGCCGCTGAGGTCAACGCCGAGGTGCTCGACGTGCTGTTCACCGACACGCAGGCCGAGGAGTCGGGCGTCCCGGCGGCGAACGCGGCCATCGGCACGAAGATGAACTTCGTCTTTGCGTGGTTCAGGAACAAGATCACCCAGACCGCGACGACCATCGCGCTGCGAAACGACGCCGACAGCGGAGACATCGCGAGCGGGTCGGTCTCCGACGACGCCACCACCGCGACCCGCGGGGAGCTTTCCTGATGCAGTACCGGCCCGACGGAAAGTCGGTGGGCGTCGAGCGCCGCGGGCACAACGGCCGGAAGGTCATCCTCGTGCCCGCGGTGCGCGAAACGCCGGTGTGGCAGGGCCAGCACATCGGCGCGCTGCGAAAGCACGAGCTCGTGCGCCTCGGGCGAGACGAGCTCGGCATGTCGCCGGCCGAGTGCAACTCCAACATCCCTCACGTCCACCTGGTCGAGGCCGTCGGCGAAGCCATCGCGGAGTACCACCGCGAGCGCGAGGGCTTCTTCGGACGATGAGCGTCGGGATCCTGCACACGCTCACCGAGCGGTTGAGGCTCATCACCCGGATCGGGCATCGGGAGCAGGAGCGGCGCAAGCAGATCGAGGTGCAGCTACAGAAGCTCGAGTCGCTCTACGAGGCGCAAAGGACGCTCGATGCGGGCATCGCTCGCGTGAGCGACCGGCTGGCGAAGCTGAAGTTCGAGCCGCCCGCGACACTGGAGGAGGCGATCCGCATGAGGCGCAAGGTCCATGGCCGTTGACACCGCGAACAAGCGATTCTCGATGATGACGCTCGGCCGGCCCGGGCAGCCGCCCCTGTTCGTGCCGGACGGCTCGATCGGGCAAGGCGACCGCCAGGCGCTGCTGGGGCTATACTCCGGCATCGCCGCCGAGGAGCCGACCGCCGGAGGCGCGCGCGGCGGCATGATGGTCAACCCCGACCGGATGATGAACCCCTAGACCATGGCGACACTTCACGTAGAGACCTACCAGCGGCTCGCGCAGGAAGGCGGCGGGTTGCACTCTCCGATCCCAGACGACCCGCTGGACGAGGATCAGGTGACGATCCAGGGCTCCAGCACGAGCTCGTCGGCGGTGGACAAGTCGGCGAAGTTCGTCTGCCTGACCGGGGACGCGGCCTGCCACATCGCCATCGGCGCGTCGCCCACCGCGACGACGAGCAAGCGCTACCTGCCGGCCAACACGCCGCGCTTCTACCGCATCCGCGGCGGCGAGAAGGTCGCCTGCATCGAGGTGTCGTGATGGTTTTCTGGGAGGCGATCATCGTCCTGTGCCTGCAGGCAGGCGTCGGCCCCTGCCAGGACGTCCCCATCGCGACGGGCATCGTGTTCCGCGCCGAGGACGTCTGCCAGGCGTTCTCGAGGGCGCAGGCGATGCAGATATCCGCGGTGCTCGCCCCCGAGGTGCGGCTGCGCACACGGTGCCGGCGCATCGAGATCTCCGGCGCATGAGCCTGTGCGTGTGCGTGCCCTGCTACGGGCAGGTCGAGACGAAGTTCATGCAGTCGATGCTCGATCTGCAGGAGGCGTTCATCGACGCGGGGTTCCCGTTCGAGTTGAACCTCACCATCGGCGAAGTCGCCATATCCATGAAGATGCGCCGCTGATTCTTGACGATCTGCCCCTTTGAATCCCGATAGGTTATGCCTTGAATCCCATCAAAATCCTTGCCTTTGGCGAGGGCGCTCAGGAGTTCCGCCATCGACTCTT